CCGAGTAAATTGGATCGCGGGGATCCTAGAAGTCCAACTATTTATTCTGTATCACCATCTAAATCAATTGATTATGATGTATTTAGTCAACGATATCCAATCATTGATAACAGTATCATTGTTGAAGATTTTATTGAAGGCACAATGATCAATGTATTTTGGAATGATGGAAAATGGGAAATATCTACAAAAACCACAATTGGAGGCAATTCAACCTTCTTCGGTGACAAAACATTTAAAACGATGTTTGATGAAGCAGCCAATGCAGTCAATTTAAAAATAGATTTGTTGGATAAATTTGTTAGTTATAGTTTCGTTTTGCAACATCCAGAAAATCGAATAGTGACTGCTTTTTACAAACCATCGCTTTGGTTAATCGAAGCATATCATATTTCACCAGATACAATTTACGCATTGAATACACGATCAATTGTTACTACCGATCCAGCATTTACATATTCTCAAGTTCGTACACCACAAATATATTCTGTTCTTTCATCTACATATGATCAGCTTTATACTTATTTTACTGATAAATCGACACCATATAATATAATGGGGGTTGTCATTCGAGATACGAAGACGAATGAACGAACCAAAATACGTAATCCCAATTATGAGAGTGTTCGTCAGTTAAGAGGGAATCAACCCAAACTACAATACCATTATTTCGTTCTGCTAAAAGAAAATAGAGTATATGAATTCTTACAATATTATCCTGAATATAAAGCAAAATTCAAATCATTTGGAGCAGAAAAAGACGCATATATACGCACACTATTTCATCATTACAAGTCTTGCTATATTCGAAAAGAACGCAAATTGGGCGATTATCCATCAAATTTTAAAACACATATGTATAAAATACACGAATTATTTAAAACTGTGTTAAGACCTAATGAACTGTATGTTACATTGAACGAAGTCATTAACTATTTCAATCAATTACAACCTCCTCTACAAATGTGGTCTATCAACAATTAATAATTACATCACAAAACAACGCAAAAATATTATTTAATAAATATGATTTCATATTTATTAAACAAAAAAAACAAAATGAATTACCATTTCATTCCCATGAATCCTTTCGATGATCTTTTGTGACGTCTAGTGCCTCTTTTTCGGTGTCGACGTCTACCTCCTTTTGTGATAGAAGCTGTTGGAGCAGTTGAACTCAAACTCGCAGTTGCTTTGTTTAATAATGAAGCTAATGTATTAGTTGCTGTATTAGTCGCTGAACCACCTCGGTGTTTACGTCCTCGATGTCTACGTCGTCCACCAGTCATTTGTGTCATTATAATATAAATAGAGATTTTATTTTTCTAAAATATCTATAAGTTGAGTGTTATTTGTAAAGAAAAAATATTTTCCTAAATAACCTTGAAATATTGAAATACTTATATTTACGCAATAAAAAATATAATATTCATTTATATATCATTTACAATACGTTTACCCACTAAATTAATCGATTTTATTAAATAGGGCCTTAATTTGTCTAAATACTTCTATGCTATCTAAAATACATACATCTATATTTTGCTTTATCATTTCCTTTGACGTTTCTTCAATATACGCAAGTCGTATGATACTATATGTATCATGTGGATGTAATTTTTTAAATCCACAATAACTTAATAATTTGCCATCACTTACATTAAATATTGACGAATACAACATATACTCAATCACTTTTCCAATAGTATAATCTTCATTTAACAGAATAATATCATAACTATTGCTCATCGTATTATCAGCAACAATGATGAGTTCTTCATTCGTTTTAATCAACGTATTTATATGATCTAAACGAGACATAATACTATCACATGCTTTTCGAATAAGATCCACATTTGTAAATACACCCAACGTTTGAATGATAAATTCGAAACTATTGTCCAATATAATGCGCTGACCTTCCAACAGTCTCCAATTGGCTTCCTCAAACTTAACATCAAGTTTGTTCTTTTCCCAATCCTTCTTTAACTTTGTCAACCGTGTTTCTTGCTCACTTACATCGACTGTACATCCATATGAACATACTGAAACACAATTATACATAGCGCTTTCTTTTGATGTTCCATATGACAGTTTACAAGTAAAGTTCAACTTCTCTCCTGGAATAGAATCTGACAACTTGGGTCTTAAACTCGCAAACTCAATATAATGTTCTGTTCCATCTGGAGCAATCCATGGAGGAAATATTGTTTTCGTTGTCTCAGCATCCAACAAACTATCTTCTGAAATATCGCGAATGTGAAAGTCTTTCGTTGTCACATAAACAAAACTATCACTCGTGTTATTTTCAACATTGACTTCTAGCAAATAATTATCAATTGTTTTTGCATTGAGTTTTTCAATATGAATCGGTATACAACTCAATCGCTGTTTGAGTATTTCATTATTCATGCGACTCGTATTCGTAATCATATTTGCTGTATTTTCTTCTTGAGGAGATGTTTTGAATACCACTGTTGAAATATCCGACAACACTGTCCTCCGGACTGCATTAGCTATACTTACGTTCACATTGGATAAAGTAAACGTAAATATATCATCACTATTAGCGATGTTTTCGATTCTTGGTTGTTGAGACGACATTTATATTCTTTTTAATAATATTATATATTTATATTATAAATCAATTTTAATAAGTTAAAAAGAAAGATAGAATTACTTGTATTATTTCATGAGTTCAATATTTTACTATTCTAATTTTTGCGAACATTCGAAGAAATTGCTACAACATATAACGAAGACGCCAATGATCGATGATATACATTTTATTAGCATTGATAAACGAGTAAAGGATAGTAAAGACGGAAAAACGTATATTATTTTAGAAAATGGACAGAAAATTATCATGCCTGAAAATATAGACAAAGTCCCTGCTCTTCTTCTGTTAAATGGACAATTTAATGTATTATATGGAGAAGATATTTATAACTTTATAAAACCAAAAGAGAAAGAAATGGCTAAAATTGCCACGAGTAATAATATGGAACCAATAGCATTCTGTTTAGGAGGAGGATCATCTTATGGAGGAATCGTGTCTGATAATTTCAGTTTCTTAGATATGGATCCTGAATCATTGAAAGCAAAAGGTGATGGAGGATTAAGACAAACTCATAACTATTTCTGTATTAATAATGAAGATTCCAATGGCAATATATATACACCTACTGAAGAAACCAATTATAAACAACCAAAATTATCTGAAAACGTTACAGTTGAACAATTACAACAACAGAGAGACCAAGATTATGCCGCATTAAGTAAACAACAACGCAAAATATAATAAAATAATAAAAGATATTCACAATCAGAGAAAATATAAATTAATATAATATTTACAATCAGAGAAAATATAATTAAGTATTAAATCATTTAAATAAAACAATGATTTAATATAATGTCTAACAAGTCTTCAATTTTAACAATATTTAACAACCATTTTATTGAATTTATTGACGATGTTATAAGTATATTTCCAGAAGATGTTGATCTATTAACTATGAAAAACTCTTTTTCGTTAATTCGAAAAACAAATCCTCGACTGATTATCCAGGTTTTCCATAATTATGTGTATACCAAGTATTATCCTGAAATTGAAAAAGGAGATATACAGTTCTTCATTGAAAAAGATTATCGTGATGACTTGTCAAATAATGATAATTCGAATAAAATAATAGAATCAATCAATAGATTAAGAGATCCAATCAGACAAATGAATGAGAAAGATAAACTCAACACGATTAAGTATTTACAAAATTTGTGTAAATTATCTAATACATATATAATTTCTGCTGTTTAGTTCACAATTTGTATGATAATATGCTTATTATATTATCATAATATTATCAATCTTTCCCAAATGTTGAACAAATGGAGTTATTTTTGCTCTACTTTTTGAGGCGGGTTTTCATCTAAAAGAATTAATGCCATTGCTGCATAATTATGTAAATCCAGTAATGTGTCTCTAATTCCTTCATCATTTACCAAGTTGACGCCATTTTTTGTTATAGATAATGAGCGTTGTATTTTATCTTCGATTCGCATTAATACACCGATAACTCCATATTTAGCAAATGCGTCACCATAATCAATATTTTTTTTGGTAAATAATTCCAATCCATTCTGTTGAATTGTTTTCATTTGTTCAATGCGATTCATATACTTATTATATATTGATAATGTTTATATGAATTTTGCCACCAAAATAATTACTAATAAATATGCGCAATAAATGACATAATATCTTTTTATTCGTCAATGATTTAAAGAAAATAAGTGTGAAATATATTATGTTCGAGCCAGAAACTACGGAATCTTTTATTGATGAACTATTAACGCAAATGCCAACGCCAACACCAACCCCTACTGCAGAATTTAAGAAAATCATTAAGGAGTTTATTGGTGATATTAAAAATACTTTTCCAGAATATAACGGAATAATCGGTCAATGGTGGGATTTAAACACAGAAGATGAATCCGTTCTTTATATTTACAATTATTGTATGAAAGTATATCCAGAGAGACTACTTGAAATCCTATATCAAAATACTGACTTATTTTCAGAAGATACCAATTACAATACGGAATTTTTGCCTGGAATTAGTTTCAAGTATTTATGGGCATCTAATATTACAGATAAAACGAGAGAAACTATTTGGAAATACTTACAATTGGTTGTTATTTCTCTGATTGACACAATTAAAGATAAGAGTATTTTTGGAGATACTGCGAAGTTACTAGAAACAATTGATAACGACGAATTCAAAACAAAGTTAGAGGAGACGTTGGAAAATATCCAAACATTATTTACAAAGGAGGAATGTGAAGGTGAAACTAAAGACGATTCATCAAATACTGAACCAAAATTTAATTTACCTTCACCTGATGACATTCAAGGTCATATTTCTGGAATGTTACAAGGTAAACTAGGTGACTTGGCAAAAGAAATCGCTGAAGAAACCGCAGGAAGTATGAATTTTGATATGTTTGATGAAATGAGCGAACCAAAAGATATATTTAAGCAGCTCTTTTCGGATCCAAGTAAATTGATGGATTTGGTTAAAAATGTCGGTAGTAAATTAGACACAAAAATTAAATCGGGTGAAATAAATCAAACTGATTTATTCACAGAAGCAAGTGAGATGATGGGTAAAATGAAATCCATTCCTGGAATGGATAATATTCAAGATATAATTTCTAAGATGGGTCTTGGAGGTAAAGGACAAGGAAGTAAAGGACAAAGAGGACAAGGACAGGGACAAGGAGGATTAGAAGGATTAGAAGGACTAGCAGAATTAGCAGGATTCGGGCAACAAAATGGAAAAAGCAAAGGGACAAGAGTCGATCAAAATGCGATGGATCAACGGTTGAAAAACTTGAATACAAGAGAGAAAATGAGGAAGAAACTGGAGGAACGCCATATGAATAAATTAATGAATGAAGCGGCTGCAGAAATGCTTAATTCGAGTGCGGTTCAATCCTCTCCAATAGCAGATGAAGAACTGGTTTCTCTCTTTCAGGAGAATAAGAAAACAGATAATCCTAAGAAAAAGAAATCAAAATCAGTTGTTACTACGACGTCATAATCGAAAAAGATTATATAATATTCTATATATATGTCAACTAATGCTACTGCTTTTTGGGGAAATAATCCATCCGTTTTATTGAACAAAAATGAAGTTTTGGAACTATGGCCAACTGCCAATATGGATTATGAAAATAAATTAAATGCGATTGCCAGATTAGTTATATTATTGACATTACTTGGATATATATTTACCTTTTCTTTAAAAATCCTCGCAGCAGGAGTAATTACTTTATTCATCATATATATATTATATAAATCAAAATACATCGAAGGATTTAGTATTATCAATAAACCAGAGGTTACAACCGCAAACCAAGCGCAAATGGCGATTTTAGGAAATACTAAAACGGCTTCTTCCAAAATCATAAATCCAGAAACTCTTGAAGAAACAATGAAGGAAAATTATACAATGAATAATAGTAAGAATCCTTTTTCTAACGTATTACTTCCAGAAATTAAATACAACAAAGAGAGAAAACCGGCACCACCGTCTTTTAACCCTCAAGTTTACGAAGATATTACAACTGCTACCAAAAAAATGGTTCAAGAATTAAACCCCGATATTATAAATACAGATAAGCAATTGTTTGGAGATTTAGCAGAAAATTTTGAATTAGATCAAAGTAATCGTGTTTTCTATTCAACTGCAAATACCCGTGTAACAAATGATCAAGGTGCTTACTCGCAGTTTTTATATGGTAACATGCCCAGCTGTAGAGACAATGATACACTGGAATGTGTAAAAGATAGCTACCGATATACTTTATACTAATTTCATATATATTCGATATAATTATATCAAATATACAAAATATATTAAATATGCCGAATATTAAAATAATATGTATTAATATTAATGGCATTTGTCACGAACTACTCTTTTGATAATATGTCTAGAATCGGCAATGACTCTTGCTTTCAAGATCAAAATACTATACAGAATATGAAATATGCAAATTATAATTTAGAAAATTATTTTGCTGGCGATTGTTCTATGAAAATACCGATCAAATTCGCAACTTCACAGCCAGGTATTATGTATAATGGGACAAGTCCGGTTGGATCAGGTGGTTGCGTCGTAGATGATAGTTCGAAGTTATTATTTAGTCAGAATAGTAGCACTCATCCCAGAAGTAAGATAGACTTATATCAGAGACCATTTGCGACAGTTCCCTATTTAGGTAGAGGTTCAGTTGATCCGGTATTAGAATCGCAGATGCAACAAGGAGAGATGATTACTAATAAACGTACAGTTACTCGATTGCCAGAAAAGAGTTATTTGAAATATACAAATACACCACTTCAATCTAATATACAAAATAGAGTTACGAATCCAGCATATTGTGTTGAAGGTGTCGCATCAGAAGGATGGATTCGTGGAGGTATTCCATCACGTGAATTGACGCGTGATAGAGAATTCTTAAATAGACAACAATAATATAATCTTCATTGTATTCAGCTATCATAAATAAGTATTACAATTTATTAATTTAAAACAAATTTGACAATGTATTAATATATGTATAATTTTCAATTTATTCCAACTTATATGTTCTATGATCCTTCATTATGTTCATTTAACCCTATTAGTAGTCAATATATAGCAGATAAAACGGCACAAAAACATATTGCGCCAGAAGACGCTTATTATACAGAATCGTCTAGCCATTCAGATGATGACGATGAAAATGAAATTGATGTGAATAATTTATCTGATACATTTACCAGTAAATATTTATATGAAACTGAGATTTTACACGCATTTAATATAGATAAATTTAATGAAGCTGTGATTAACACGAAGATCGAAGAATTATACAATCATATTTGTAGTCTAAGAGAGACAAACCAAACTGCAAACGTATTATTGAATTATTCTCTATTTCTCTCTTCCAATACTTTGTTGACTGAAGATGAACATTCTGGATTTATTATTCTATTCTCGTATCAATTATTTCATATTACACATTTATGTATTTCCGATCTACTCTGCGAAGATTCTCAATTTATCTCTCGAACAAATATAGATAGTCTTATTCAGTCTATTCAGTCATTTACAAATTCAAATACGGAGACAAATGACAAATGACAAATAACGAATAAATAAACAATTATTATAATATAATATTATAATAATGGCTTCTACCAGAAATATCAATACTCCTGGCAACTACAATCTTGAACAACGCACATACAAAGAAAATACAGAATATAATTTATATTCTCATTCTGCTTATGGCGAAGCAGGTCACACAAATTTCGCGGGATTAGGTCTCATTCAAGGACATTTACCATGGAATAAACTCTCTCATAATCCTGTTCAAACAGAATCATTCTTGTTCGGTATCAATTCTACCAATCTCGTCAAACCAGAACTGAAATTCATCGCTCAACCGACTAATCTAAAAATGAAAAATTTGTATGAACCTAATCCAACAATTATGCCACTCCCTTTAGTCATCGAACGCAATCGACCCTTTCCTTGTCCTTAATATTCTGGTGCATGCTTTTTAAATATACAACCTTGCGATGTCAACCCCTTCACATCATTTGTAACAGTCGACGCATTTTGATTCTTACAATTCGTCATCCAAATCTTGATAATACAGAAATTCTTCTTCGGAGAAATTGTGATCCCTGTCACAGAAAAGACAAATTGATCATTTGTACTAATTACATTTCCAATTAACACATATGTCAAATCACGCCATACTTCGTATACATTTTTATTCGACACTTTGTAAGAAAAACATCCACCATTTTTGTTCTGTGTATCTTCCCATAATGGTGTTACGCCTTCTCTCATAATAAATAGCATACAATTCTTTACTAATATATCCGGAACAGTTTCTGTGATCGCTATCATTGCTTCAATGCTTGAAATGTCATATATTTTTTTATAACTTTTCAACGTCCAATCCGTATCATGTGGCAAATGAGCCCACAATGTCCATTTATTTATTGTAGGATGAATGCTAACAGGAAGTTCTGTCTTCATTTCCTCTTCAAGTTCTTTATATGAGTTTGATAATAACATATAAAGAACATTATACTATTATTTTTATATTCTATTTTATAATTTATTTGAGACATTTGACCCAGTCAATATCATCAATCGATTTTTCGATTACTTTATTATTATTGAAACACATATGATCTGTTGTTTTTTCTTTATTATAATCAGTTATATAACTCGCATCTTCTCTCACCTTGAACACGTTTTTAATTCGATATGTCGATTTTTCCAAAATAATATCGTCATTTTCAGTGATATAAACGACCTCTATATTATGATCCATTATTTCCATTGTGTAACATACGGTATCTTCATTGACAATAATTCCATGCTGTTTATATAACAAATATAACACTACAAATTTATCAATCACATTGCCAACAACATAATAATTATATTCAGCAGTGGACAGATTAATCATATAATTTATTGTTTCAGACAATATAATTTTAATCATATATAATTTGAAATCGCATACTTCATACTTTTTTACAAAATTATATACATCTTTACAAATCACCTTATTTACTGGATAACTATGAATATCCGAATAAATCATAAAATCCATATATAGCGGATTATACATTACCAAATTACTTGTTTTACATCTCAATAGCACACAACTATCTTTTATTAATTCGACATCATTTATCAACAAATCTTTCAAATAGAAAACACTTGATTCTATATATTTGTTTTGAGATATTTTCTTTATATATTTACGACTTACGATTTGAGCAAGACTATAATATTTTACACCATAATGTGCTATTTCATAAAAGAAAATAGTGTTGATTTTAGGTGGATGCTTAATTACATATATAAAAACAAAACCAATTCCTATACTCATTCCAATTTTGATATAATATAAATTGTATAAATTCATTGATAATGAAATTGTTATATATATTTATATCATATTTTCTAGTTTATATTTATCTTTATCCCAAGTTTTGTACCGGCATTGGAAGAATAATTATGGCATCTGGTCGCGGTTTTACTATATTTGTATTTGCCTCTGGAGTTGACACAGTCAAGTAATGAGGCTGTGTATCATATTTTGTATTTGGTAACATCCATGGTGGAAAAGGAGGAGATGTCATATTTGATTTGATAACAATTGGTTGTGGTTGTGGTTGTGGTTGTGAATTTTCTGTCTCTTTATTATATATTGTCGTAACCCTTTGTCCAGTGGCAACATCCAGACCGAAAATATAGAGCAACAAACTCGTAATCACTGCCATAAATATAAAGGGAATCAATACGATGATCCATGAAATTATCCCTAAACCCATTTTACACAAAACATCCAGCAAAAAAGTAATAATAATGGCAACAAATGTTTTGACTAGCGCTGTATTGTAGAGTCCATTGATGCTATCTAGAATTATTTGAACAATACAGAAGATAAGGTATATGAGAGCGGGGGGGCATATCAACATATATATTATTCGTTTAATAAAACTTTTTTATTTGCTCATAATATCAATGGATTCAAAATTAGAATTAGAATCATCTATTGATGTCATTATGAGACAAACTGATTACTCGAGAGAGGTTGTTGAACAAAAGTTTTTAGAACATGAAGGGGATACTATCAACATAATTAAAGAGTTTATGGGAATACCTATTCATAAGGTAGTAAGTCGAACCAGTCCTTCTTTACAACAGGAAATGTTCAAACAGATTAGAAAACAACTTGATCTTTCAATTAAGGATTTCAATCAAGCACAAAATGTAAAATTGGAACAAGAAATCGCTAACGGCGGCTGCGTTTAGCTCGGCGATGATTGGATTTTCTACATTTGACATTTTTTCTATGCTTTCTTGTTCTTTTGTTTATTTTACGATGTTTAGTTCTTCTTTTGCCGCCTTTTGTTCCTCTTTTGGCAGTTGTTGGTTGACTCCAATAAGAACCCAGCGATGATTCTAATTTGCCTGCTTCTCGTGATTGTCGAGGAATTCCTATATAATAACTAGAAGAAAGAACTTCGCCAAATAAAGAAGAATATGCACTAGTAATATATGAAGATGCATTTCCCACGACACTTGCTGTAACGCCAGCAATTTGTTCAATCGCGTGTAATGGGTCAACTCCCATTATAATAGCAGATGCATTACCAAATGTGCGAATCACGCCAATTGCTACTTCGTAATTATTTACTATTGGAGGGCCACTAATATTTTTTCGTGCTTCTGCTTGTAAGGTTGATTGTAATCCTACTACAGATTGTTTACCAATTTCCACTCCATTGTTTGCCGCCAATTCTGCAACATTTTGATCTGTTGCTATATTTTCACTAACACTATTAGCAATAATTGCACCAAATGCCAATGCCGTATTATTTGCAATAATATCATTAGAATATAGATGAATATCTTCAGTAACTGGAACAGCAACTTCTTTAATAGCATAATCAACTGCATGTACTATTAACTCTTTAGTAGCTTTATTACTTGCGAATTCATCACTAATTATTTCTGAATAATTCGCTGGAGTAAATGACCCAACAATAAGATCATCAATTGGACTCCATTTCCAGTTACCAGGATTGCCAGCAGCTTGGTCTATCAAATCTTCCAAAACAAGAGAAATTGCTTCTTCATGAGTGGTTTCTTCAATCGCTTCTTCTATATAAGAAATAATACCAATGCCATTATTTTCATTTTCAAATATAAATCTTTCATTATAAATATCTCCTTGTGGAGGTGCAATTCCATGTTCACGTAATTTTGAATTAAGTATTGTAACAGCAGATGGGTTAGATTGAATTCTTATTGAGGCATCTGTAGAAGCCTGTTGAAGACCACCTAAATTTATAGAATCGATTGCCAAATTTATTACATCAGTTTTACCTTGCTTGATATTTAATTCCAAATATTCAATTAAATTTACTTGAGTAAGAGATGGTTCATTAACTGCTCTAGCAAATAAATCATAAGCGCCAGCAGTGTTTAAAATTTCATATGCAATATTAATAGCTTCAAGATGAATAGCATACTCTTTATTACGTTCATCCTGAATACGTTGAGTTTCCACTTCAGCTATAGCTTCTTTTGCAGAATCCATATAGTCTGATCTCGTTTGAAATAATGCATAAAGATCTTGATTTGTTTTTCCAGCAAGAGAATAACCAGTGCTTCTTTCAAATTTTGTTCGAAGTAATGGATTTATTAGTATTTGATTCACAATAATCATATCTTGATCTAATTTTGTCTGTTGACTTCTAGGAGTCATTACTGAAACAATTCTACCAAGCGATTGTAAATCTTCTGCTGTTGAATGTTGTAATATTTCTCGTGGATATATACTATTATATCTGGAACGGTCAGTAATTGCTGTTTTTATAAACGGAACCCATAATTCTAATGGACCGGATTTTCCTTGAAGCACGCATTGACCACGTATCCCTTCATAAAATTCTTTGTTATTCATTACAAGAGGAAGACTTGTTAATATGTTTGGATCAGTAGATACTCCTGAACCAGTTGTTCCAAAAGTTATTGGTATTCGAACTGCCGGAATAACAACTCCTTTATACATTTGATGTAAATCATCTAATCCAACTAAATCATGACTTTCAATAGTATACATATATACTCTTTTATCTGTTGTTGGTTGAGCACATTGTAATAGAAAACTCGAAAATGCCGAACTAGGTGCGGTTGTTGTTGTTGGTGCAGTACTAGAACTTTTTTTAATATATTTAGTTGAATAACCATCATACATTAATGCGTAATAATTACCTTTATCATATGTAACAGATAATTCAAATGCATGTCCAAACGGATGTCCATGTAATCTTAAAATAAGTGTTACCGTAAACGTTACAAAAGGCCAAAGCTCATCACTGATTTTTTGTTTATTTGCAATAATTAGCCTCTGAATATGCATACTTAAATCATTACAAATTTGATCTGTAGGTGTAATCGTCATCCTGCGACTATTGGGATGAGCGGTAGCCATAGTAAAATTATATACAACATTAATAATATCTGGTTCTGGTTGAGCCAGGTCTAATGGAGCAGGGATACCAGTAGCAGGATCTATATTATTAAACTTAGCTAAAAGACATCCCATCACGACTGCTGTCATAAATTGAAATTCAGCAGAACCAGATTGTTGTAAATAAATTGCGACATTTCCTTGTAAAAAATATGCAATTTCTACATCTGTTAAATATGCTGCTAACGATGAAACAACCAGACACCCTGTATTTAATTCTGTTAATAATCTCCCAATATTCCAAACAAATCTTCCAGTTTTATCTTTAAAAATTATTCCAGCTTTTAAATAAATATCAACAATAATTTGAATTCCTGTTTTATGACGAATTGTGCTATATGGTATATAAGTTGCATCAGCTGTATTAAAAAATAATCTGTTTCTGGTTTCTGTTTGGTAATTTGGGTCAGCTGGATTAATTCCTATATTAACCATTAACGCCATTGCATCAATCATACTTTTATGAATATGATTATTTGGTGCATCTGTTACTCGACGACGAAGTCCCCCAATTAGGGTTCCTTTTGTTCTGTCATTTAACATAATTGTAGGTAAAATATCTTGTAAACTTCTATTCAAAATAAAATCACTCCATGATCCAATCAATCCACCTCCACCACTACTACTACTAAAATTATATTTGTTACCAAGAGTAGACATTGGTGCTGCTGCTCCGCTTGCACTTCCAGAACCATATTTTGTTTGCGTCTGTATCATCAAACGAACACTAATAGATGAAATAATATCATAATATGTATTTAATTCATCTGTTGTAAGGTAATTGGGGGGTGCTCCTTTTCCACCTTGTATGTCTGTAAGTAAAGTTACAATTCCAGCATATGCTTGTGGTATTAGGATATTTAATCGTTTACAAACAGCAGCAATAGCCGGATCTATATCTATATCTATATCTGGCATATTAATATAATATAACAATATATTAATATGGTATTAACACGTAAAATATACAAAAAAAAACATATTCCTAAACATCAAATTGTCAAAAAGAAAAGAAATAAACATCATCATCATATAACGATTCAAGAAGATTTTTATAGTATGGTAAACAAAGATTGGATTGACAGGCATAAAAATCAAGTGTCTAAAAAAACAATAATTAGTGCTTTCTCTCTATTAAATAACAAGGTCGATAAAGATATCAAAAATGTTGTATTGAACAAGTTAATTGGGAATGCGCAAGTTAATGCATTATATCATTCTTATATGGAACAAAATGATCCTCTTGTAGAAAAGCATATTTTTTCTCTCATTATAGAATTAATTCAAATTCAAGATTCAAAAGAAGCAAACGATTTATATAAACTAATGTCTTGGTCTATTCAAAAAGGTCTAAATCAATTAGTAAACATTGTTATTTCCGCCGATCAACGACAACCAACATTAAATCGATTTTATATTGAAGAAGGTGGTCTTAATATTGAAGATCCAGAAAAATATCGCATAAAAGACAAAAAAATCATCAATAAATATCGCAAATTATTGACGGATATGTTTCATTGTATTTTCGGTCCGGATCATTCATACGATATAGAAAAAGTTATAGAAATCGAAAAGTATATGTCACAATTTATTTATTCTTCTAAAGAACCTAGAACTATAGAAAAGATATATAATTTATTTTCTGTAAGTCAATCAAAAAAAATATGTCATCTTGATTGGACTATTCTGTCAAAAGACATTGAATTACAAGAGACGCCGAAAGAAATTGTCATTGAAAATCCCAGATATACGAGAGAAGCAATGTTATTACTCAATAGTAAATGGCGAACAAATGATATGTTGGTTTATTATATTACACAAATACTTTTTATGGCATCGAAGTTTCATAGTAAATTACACCAGATTATTTTGGATTATTGTATTATAGATAAAAAAGTAAAACTTGCAACAAAACAGGATCGAGCAATTAACTTTATTTGCGAGATAATGAACACATTGGTAAATAAGACTTATCTCAAATTCTATGAAAATAAGAGAGAAATAGTATTGACCAAACACATTATTCAATTGATTATTGCTACCTATATTACGCGATTAAAAAGAAACACATGGTTATCTTCTGATACGATTCGCATTGCGATTGATAAATTGGAAAATCTTAAGGTGACTGTCGGCGATAAACCATATTGGATAGAAGATCCATCGTGTGTATTTTTGATGAACGATGTATTTGCCAATTATATGCGTTATTTAGAATGGAAATTACATTATTTTGTGAAAACGTTTTATAAACCAATTCCATCGAAAAATACATGGTTAAAAGGCATCGATATGAATACATACAATGTGAATGCGGAATATAATATGAATAAGAATGAGATAATCATACCAAATGCGATTTTACAAGCACCTTTTCTAGATATAAGCCGTCCCTTATCTTATAATATGGCAACTATGGGAACATTAATAGGGCATGAAATATCCCATGGATTTGACAATATTGGAAGTTTATATGATAAACATGGTTCGTATCATAATTGTTGGAAGAAAGAGGATTTTCAGGCGTATGCTTCAAAGCAAATACTGATTAAGACATTCTTCTATCGTGTTGCCAAGAGGGACAAATTTAACGTGAATCCCGAAATGACTTTAAGTGAAAATATAGCGGATATAACTGGGTTTTTAGTTGCAGAAGAGGCGTATATTAACGTTTTGACGGAAAATTGTGTTTATGGATTAAAACAACGAGAACATTTGAAGCATTTTTATACGAATTATGCGCAATTATGGAGAGTAGTAATGCATCCAAAGTTAATGTCATCACTATATAAAAGAGACAATCATTCTTATGCGAAATATCGCGTCAATTGCGCATTAGTAATGTCGCCACATTTTCAGGCATTATTCGGTGGATTGAAAACAGATAATCCACAAATTGCTGTATGGTAAAATACGTGGATCATATTATGACTATAAAAATAGTCATAATACTACATTAAACTGCTTTATTATCATACATATCATTATACGGTTGTCTTCGTATATTTTTCTTTATCTGCTGTAAATTACTGGATGGAATAACTTTATGGTTAATAATGAAGTCATCATTGTCATCGTAGTATTCGGGTAAAATACGAGTCAACGGTTTATCGATCATGAGATAGAGTCGATGACTTTTTAATAAAGCACGATATTCTTGGATAGTAAGATTGCCATAAAATTTCTCTAAAATATAATGTGGGTTAGGTGCAGGTTTAATATTTTTGCTATATTCATATATTTTCGAATAAATATGATTAAGTAGAGAATATCTCTCGAACCTGACAGAATGATCAATATTTTCATTCATCAAATGCGCAACGGCACATTCTGGGCTACAGAAGCAACCATATACATGATATGTTCCCTTCATTTGAAATTTGGGAATATAGATAGATGGATTATCGAAATCGTATGAGCACCAAAAACATGCGGATTTTTTGTCAGAAATATTATTAATATGTAAGTTATGTTCTAAAGTTTTCAGCTTCTTCCATATTTCTTTTGTATCGATTGAATTGTCAGAACAGTCGAAAGAAAAGGGTTGACTTGTAATTATATTATCAACTGATAATGACAATGTGTTAGATGTTTCCAAACTGATTTGTTCATATTCATTTTTAATACTATCGAAATTATAAGGATCTATGTTCGAATTCGTAAAGTTGGAATTATATTCACCGATATGATTCAAATCTTTGATTGAACATTTGAGATGTAAAATGATATTTGGTTTGATTACATTGACCAATTCCGGTGTGGTTTGTTGACTAATTATTTTTCCACCTTTTGGTTTGCGACCACGTTTCTTACAAACAACTTCTTCAATTGTGGTAGAATTTTCAACAATCGATTTTTTTGTGCGTTTTTTACCTTCTGTAATAATAGGTGGAGTTGTTGTTGTTATTGTGGTTGTGTTCAATACATTTGCGGAAATCGAAGAATCATTATTCAAAATCGAAGAAGATGCTTTATTTAAACTCATTTAATATAAATTATATTATTAAATTACTTTAAATTGTTTATGATAGTTAATTGGCGGTGGTCCTCGGTGTCAATGAAAAATGAAAAATGAAAAATGAAAAATAAAAAATATTATATAATATTATATTATAATATATATTATTCATTTTTCATTTATTTATCATAACAATCACGACAAACTGGTATATAATTGTCGCTGCCAATAAGAAATTGTGTAGTTTCTGTAGTAATTCGGCGCGAGAAGATGGCTAGTGTTCCATTACGACAATTGCCGCAAAGTGACGTCATCTTTGTTACTTTATCACACAAAGGAATAAGATCGAGAATGGTTCCAAACCGTTTTCTCTCAAAATCACCGTCAAGACCACATATATATATTTTCTTTTTCTCCTTTAATAATTTCATAACACAAGGATACAAATCACTGAAGAATTGTCCTTCATTGATTAGAACAACTTTTGCTTGTCTAAAATGAATATGACATCTTGATAATTCATCATCAATTGGAACATCTAAAGCAGTATAATTCCACAGTGTGAGTAGATCAGTTGTTTGAACACATGGAATCATTATTTTGTCATGTGTGCTCAACTCCGTTTCATGATATCGCTTATCGGCAGAATGATTGATAACAATGATTGGAATATTACAGAAGATATTCTGTTTGTATATTTCGAGTAGTTTACTCGTTTTGCCTGAGAACATTGGGCCGATGAATAATTCTAGATAACCTTGCGATTCCATTTGTTTTGTCTTAATTAAAAAAATAGTATTATTGATAAATTATTTTCAATTTTTATATTTTGTTGTCTCTGTCTCTACATACACGTATATCTTCTGGTATGTCTTCTTCTTTCAAGACTCTCCATTTTCGAGGTTCTCTGATTTGATCATTCAGAGAAATACACATATTATCTCGTTTTTTGCGTTCTTCGTCGGGAATCTCTTTTTCTGACAACACTCTAAATTTAGAGTGAGCTTGTTTGACTTGAATACAAACATCCATATCCATTTCATTGAGAGTTTCTCTGATTTGGTCATTCAGAGAAATAAGCATATTATCTCGTTTTTTGCGTTCTTCATCAGGAATTTCTTCTTCTGTCAACGCTTTAAATCTAGAATGAATTTGTTGAGTTGGCATAGAGGACATTTTCCCTGGATTTTCTCTTACATAGTTGCTATGTTCAAGCGCTTTCGTGATTTGGATTTTCATTTTTATCATTGAAATATATATTTTTTGCTGTTCAAACTCAGGGAACTCACGCAAATTAGAAATTGTCGCCACTTTGAATCGTGTCATTGTTATCTGTCTTTTTGATGTCTTTATTGTTTATAAGTATTTCAATTTCAATTTTAATACTATTTGATAAATAAAACACTAATAATATTTACAATAATTAATATTTACACAGTATGAACCATATTAATTATATGAGTATTCCTTGGGTAGAATCCTGGAGACCAACAAAAATATTGAATATTATTCTGGATCCATTGAATAGAGAGATAATGAACAATATAGTAGAAACAGGTTATTTTCCTAATCTTTTAATCTATGGACCTCCGGGAGTAGGTAAAACATCGAGCGTTATCGCATTAGTGAATGAGTTTCAAGAAAAGCATAATTATAAAACAAAAAGTTTGATTATTCAAAATAATGCAAGCGATGATAGAGGGGTCGATATTATTCGCAATCAAATCAGTCAATTTGTAAATTCAAAGTCTCTCTTTAATGATGGAATGAAATTTATTATACTAGATGAGGCAGACTATATGACAAAAAATGCACAACAAGCGCTAAAATATTTATTACAAGAGTATTCTGTTTCTGTGCGGTTTTGTCTGATATGTAATTATATTAGTCGTATCGATGAGGGTCTACAGAATGAGTTTTTGAAAATGCGTTTTAATAAAATACCAGATAACGATATACATAATTTTCTCTCTAGTATCGCAAAGGCAGAAGGATTGAATGTATCAGCGCAGACTATTCACTCTATACAGCAGTTATATAAGTCGGATATTAGAAGTATGATTAATTACATGCAGTCGAATCAAGATGTTCTGGATAATAAGGATTTTAGAATCATTAATAATGAAGTATTGGAGAATATTTATAGAAAAATGGTGAACAAAGAAGAGAATATGAATGAATATATAAGAACAATCAGTGTCGAATATAACATCGATGTAAAAAATATTATCAAGTATTTCGTTAATTACCTCATTCGTAGTAAGCCGTCAATTATTAACAAGGGTATTCTGGAAAGCATAGAAAATATTATGCATTATCAGGATTGTAAAAATGAGTATTATATTGGTTATGCAATGACGCAATTAACTGATCATATTGTGTCAGCTATTGTTGCTGCTGCGCCTTAGCATTTTTAAATATATAAAAATTGATTATATATTTAATTTAAAGGAATGAAAGCAAATAAGGTATAAACAGAAATGTCAGCGTCAGCAACAATCATAGATGATGAATGGGAATTGTTCTTAATGGCTCAAAACTCTACACCAGAATTAGACACAGATTATATTGTGTCAACGCATAAACATTCGAATTGTTTTGGGTATGACGATTCTGTAAAAGAAGATCCAGATGATGATGAAATTGTGATGCCACCACCAATATCTAAAACAATACAAAAATTCGGCTCAGATGTCATTATTGCCGATGAAGATATTCCTATTTCATCTGATATATATATTTCAACGAAATCGAAGATTGCGTATTTGAATCAAATGATAGATCTACATAGTATATTCTGGGGTATAAAAATCATACCTTATTCTCAACCAACAGAAGGTATTATCAAAAAACAGATGAAATTTAATTCAATGAGAGAAGAAGAGCTTGCAATTATAAAAGAAAATTTAAAAAATGAAAATTACTATGATGAACAAATCATTACCAGCATTCATAATCCCACCGGGCGAATCAAATTCAAGGATATACGCAAAGTTAGTGTTGGAATATCAAAGAAGGATATACTGAGTTATCGCATCAAGAAGAAGAGTGCATTTTATAACTGCTTTGTAATGATCATGCGTATTAAGGTCGACGATATGTTCAAGGAGTTTCATATTAAGATCTTCAATACGGGCAAATTGGAGATACCTGGCGTTCAAAATGATAAAATATATGAAATCATATTAGTTCATATATTGGAAACGCTACAACCCTTTATTGTGGAAGAGCTTCCATTGGGTTATAAACAAAAGAGCGACACTGTATTAATTAATTCCAATTTTAATTGTGGATTCTACATCAACAGAGAAGTGTTACATGAGTTGTTCAAATATAAGTATAATATTCAAAGCATATACGATCCATGTTCTTATCCAGGAATTCAGTCAAAATTCTACTTTAATCCTGATGTGGAAATACAGACTGGAAGTAAAATTCCAGAAGACAAAAAACACCTATATCCAAATGTGGTCGAAGTATCATTCATGATATTTAGAACTGGAAGTATACTTATTGTCGGTATGTGTGATGAACATGTGTTATACTGTATTTATGAATATCTAAAGAAAATACTCATCGCAGAATTTCATCAAATTAATCAAATGATCATAACAGATGCAAATCGAGTTGTCAAGGACAAGCGAAAGAAGATTAGAAAGAAAACCATGATAATAGATATTATTCAAACAGTTTAATAAATTGTGTTGGTTTCATTTTGAATATCATTTTCATATATATTTTTTCTCTCATTATTTTTGGAGATATCTCCAAATTTTTAATATTTTTACAGAATTTAGATACACATTCTAAATATTCTTCGCGAGTATAAATATTATTGAAATATTCCTGTAGTAATTCTGTTAAACAGAATAGGTTACAATAATTTATATAAGAAAAATCATATACAACTATATTTTTTAATATACCGAGGATTGAATCAATGATAGTAAATATATTTTCAAATGGACGTGATGATATTTGATTTTCGTTGTCATCATCATCATCATCGTCATTTGATTTATTATAATATATATAAGAAATAACCATCTTGATGATATTTCCATGAATCATCAACGTATCATATACTCTTTTTTCTGTTTCAATTGGATTTTTCTCCAAATTTTTACATAAAGATTTATTAATGTCAAAGATGGTTTTTTTGTAAATAAAAAGAACTGCATCTGAAATATTTAACTTTAAAAATACATTAGAATCATCCATAATTTGGTTAACAAATTCAATGTAAAAATAGATCGCCTTTTGACAATAATCATGTGTAAGATGGATATTTTTGGTATGATATATTAAATTGTTGAATATGTGATAGATTGTTTCTAATCCTTTGATATAAATGTAGAAATGGTTTTGATTATTTGTGTTAATATATAATTCATTCATACATTTTGTATATTCATTTGTCAAATTTAACTGCTGTTTCAATAAGCCACTTAGTTCACAATTTAAAGAAGACAGATAATTATCTGCATTTGTCAATATATATTTGAATTCTTTGGCCGGTGTATCGGTTAACATATTATACATTAATATAATTAATAAGTATTTGTTGTAATAATTAATAAGTATTAATAAGTATTTAAAGACAATAAAAATTAAATGATATAATGTCTACAGAAAATCAAACAATCACAGCTGCAGTTGGAACTTCAAGTTATAGATTACCTAGCGATGCCACACTGAAACACGCCGCAAAACTGGCTGTTGTAGAAGATAAACCTATCATGTTGGATTATTGGGCATCATCACTCGACAAGAAGGCGCTCATTGGAGTTCGTGAAGGCGGTGAAAAACTGTTGGTTAAGAGCGAAGATGAGTATACTTCTCCTGTCGCCAAATTTTACAAGAGTGGAACAGAGTATATTGTTATTACTGAAAACTCTATTTACTTGGTCTCTTCTGATATTCCTACACGTAAGATATCATAAGTTTAACCTCTTTGGAAAAAAATTGACATGTCATAACAATAATAATTTGTTCAATATCAAATTATTATTTATACGCGTTTACAACACTTTATTGCGTTGGAAATATAATAATTATATTCTTTAAGTTTAAAATATGGTAAAAAAATAATTAATTTATAATATAAATGCAAATATTAATTATAATCAATGAATACAAGAAATATCTATCTATATTGGACTGGCAATGAAAATACACTCATCTCTATATTACGCAATTTAATATACTTACATTCAACTAACGGAAAAGGTTATCACGTTCATTTAATTACTGATAAAAATATAAACGACTATATTCAATATATTCCAGCATATTTTCATAATTTGTCTCCTATACATCAATCAGAATTTGTAAGAGTAAATGTTATATGTGATTATGGAGGTATCTGGTTAGACTCTGAAACTTTAGTAATAAATACATTAGATCCTTTATTCGAATTGATTGAAAATAAGGATGGATTTTTTATTAGAGAAAATAATGATCGTATCATTAATGGAATATTCGGCAGTAAAAGGCTAACTCCATTAATGATTGAATGGAAACGACGAATGGTCGAATATTTAGAATTAAAACAAAATTCAATAATAGAATTAAATGAGATAGGCAATTTGATTCTTCAATATTTTTCCGATTCTAATATAGAGTTGTATGATAATTATGAAATATTTAATGGACTAGATAATTTATTTCCTGTTAATTGGGATTGTTGTGTAAGTGAATATATTGATAAACCATTTGATAATTATAAAAATATTATGCGAAATTTTCAACCATTAATATTAGTAAATAATTTATATAAAACTCTTGAATCTAAAACAGAAAAAGAAATATTAGATGGAAATATGCCTTTGAATTTTTTTATCAATAAATCATTCGAAAATATGAAATTAGTCGATTATGACTTTATTGAAATTGGAACGAGTAATTTTGAGACTTTGATAGAATTGGCAGATGACACAACAAAGGGAATTTCTGTAGATGCGGTAAAATATTATATTGACTGCTTACCAGATAAGATGAATTGTAAGAAAATAAATGTTGGCATATCAAATGTTAAATCAGTTTTAGATGTTTATTATATTGACGAAAAAGTGATTGAATCTAATAATTTGCCATATTGGTTCAAAGGATGTAATTGTATAAATACTTATCATCCATTACATTTAAAACATAATGTTTCACATTTATGTAAAATAGAAAAAGTAAATGTAATTACCGCATGTGAGTTGTTTTATACAAATAATGTGAAAAAAGTAAAATATTTAAAGATCGACACAGAAGGTCATGATTGTATTATATTAAAATCGTTATTTTCTTATATAAAAGGTTTACCTGATATGTTCTATCCTTGTAAAATACAGTTTGAAACAAATGAACATCATACTGTTGAAAGTGTTAATGAAATTATCACTCTATTTGGTTCGATTGGATATAGATTGGTTCATAGAGGTTATGATACTATTATAATTTATGATAACTGTAATTAATGCGAAATAATATATTATTATAATAATATATTATATGACATACGGCAATTTCTATTATGGAAAAGATGGGTTTCTTTATAAGAAGAGTCATACAACTGGTGCCAGATGGAATCCTCATATTGGACGCATTTGTAATCAACCACAAAATGTATTTAATAAATATACACCTGGTTCGGGTGTAGGAGGAACTAGCACAGCAATAAGGAGAGCAGCAACTAGTCGTGCTTCTCATTTTTACCCAAAATCCAGTAGTAGTAATGGAGGATGTTTTACACGACTTGGATTGTATTCGAGATATAATACAGGTAATTCTACTTTTTCGTTTAATTGGTATATCCCGACTTAGAAAGAGAGAAAAATAAATTGAATTATATTTTACAATATATACTTCAATTACTTAAACAAAACCAAGAAAAGACAACAGAAATGTCAGAACAATACATCAATCCTTTCGACGAATATTTATCTTCTGTGAAAACAGCAGATATTTCTTTGCCAACAAAGAATGAATATAAAACTCGCGTCGTGATGCCAAGAATTCGGTATATCAACAAAGGCGTTCAACGAAAGTCGTATAATAAACTCAAGAAACAATTGCGTGAAACACAGCAAAAATTGTCTCATTTGGAGCAAATAAGTGGCGATGCTATTTCTCGTTTATATGAGTTGGAAAAACAAATATTACCAACACCAATAGAAGATACAAAATATTTATGTTGCGGATGTAATACAATATCATATAATATAAAATCATCGGCAATCTCTATAGGCGATTTGGGTGGTGAATCAATAACACGCGATGTGGATAATTCTGTCTTATATTATCATAAGTTTAATATAGATGCAATTCCATTTGGCAATGGTGTGGGGGGTAGTTCTTATATATTAAAAGACGAACAATTTACAGATATTATTGGACAATTCGATCGTGTAAAAATAATTCGTATTTATAGTTCTTCAGATTATTCATTTTCACCATTTTCATTAGAGCAACGTGGGTTATGTTCTGAACAATCATCAAAGTTAAGAGTAAGTGGTAAATTTATAAATGCTCTTACATTACTTATACATAATAATAACCAATGCGAACTACATTTTAGAATGGGTATTAATAGTTTTATGTTAGCGCATATATGTTCTAACATAAAACTCAGACATGTATCCAAAATTATTGTATATTTTCAAGATGATATACGATTATATTCTTCATATCAAGGTAGAAATCCGCAGATAAAAATGACACAAACTGAATTTACAACATCGCAAATAAAACTATTCATGGATTCAATCAAAAAGAAATATCATGATAAAATACATATTATTCGTTCAACATTTATCGATTGTTGAATGATCATTTTAAACAGAATACGATTACGACTATTATTGTTCTTTAAAATACGCATTTTTTATTTTCATTGAATTGGTATAAAAGAGAGAAAAATTGAACTATATTTTACAATATATACTTCAATTACTTAAACAAACCCAAGAAAAGACAAAAGAAATGTCAGAACAATACATCAATCCTTTCGATGAATATTTATCTTCTTCAGAAGAAGAAGAAATATCACCATTTGTGAATCCACTTGTTACATATCTTCAAGAGAATACTTCTTTAAAAGAAGAATTGAGAGAAACGAAAAATGAATTGACAGAAACAAAAGCACGGTTAGCAAAATTGGAAGAACAAATGGCGATCGTAATGGACAGAAGTCGTTTGTGTACGATTGTTGATTTTATTGGCAAAAGTTTTGTAGATTTGGATTATCAAGAAATACGTATACATGAATCTTGTGATAATCATGTTGGTGGACATTGTCAAATAGATGTTGCACTTAATGAACATTATAGCCATATTATTACTCCAATTTTACGTGAGAGACATGGCGCATCTGAAATACTTGAACAAAGACAAATTAATAATGTTTATATGTTAATGCGTTCATTACATAATATACGGAAAATTAATTTAAGTTTCTATACAGGTCAACATGAAAGAGAAAAACACGATATATCTCTATATTACACGTGTAATATGATTAAATTATTGGTTGATAGAAATACGAATATTGACATTAATATGGAGATGTATATTACCACGGGTTCAGAATCATTCTTTCGTGACCTTAAAAAAGTATTTAAACAAATTGACCATAATAAAATTAACACAATTACATTTCGTAAAGAGGTATTAGAACCAGAAAAGCAAGAAATATGCGATACTATTACAGAATGTAATCCGGGATTTCTTGAGAAGATTGTGTTTACGCTTCTTTAAGTTCAATCATAATATAATACTTCTTTGTACATTTTTTTATTTTAAACACCCGCTTTATAAATATATTTATAATGAAAAATAAAATACTTTTCGTTCTGTAAATTGTAAAATGTTATTTGTTTATTTTTGTTATAGTCTAAATCATAGTTATCTATAAATGTCGAAACATATAATAAGCCATTATAAACAGCTAAAAACCCATTATCATATAAATTATGACAATATCTACACATAAATTCTACAACATTTTTATCATTTCTCTCATTATTATTTAATATACATCTTGGTTTTAGATGCGCTGTTTCTAATAAACATAATGGTAATTTTTTATCACAAATTATACATATATTTTGTTTATTTGTAATTAAATAATTTCTTAGTTGTTGTTGTTCTTTTCTAATTTCTCTCAATTGATATTTTCTATGTGTTTTATTATATTTTTTAAAAAATCTAATAATTATTTTTGAATAATAATACTTATGGTCATTTAATATTACATGTCCTTCTTCTGTTAATTCATTATTTTTATTATCAACAAAAATAATGTTATTTTTTATTAAAATTATTAATTTGGTTTTTATATCATTTATTTCAACTGATTTATTATATCGAAGTTTTATATAATTATATATGTCAATTAGCGAGTTTTTGTCTTGCAGAATAAAAGAATTAATAATATGATCCTTCATAGTATTAATTCTTTGTAAATTAATTTTAAGTCAAATTATAATGAAACCATAATATTATAACCTCTTTTACCTGGTTGATTATTTAAATCAACTCCTTTGCTTAGTTCTTCTTTATAATTTAGTTTTTCAAACTCCTCTCTGAATTTTTTTTGTATTTTCAAGCATTTTTTACTATTTATTATACACCACATTTCATATATTTTATATATGTCTTTTATACCAAACCTTAAATTGGGTTTATCTGTTTTTTTACAGCAGGAATTTGCAAATAATACTATATCACTATTAATTAATTGTTCAGGCGAATTATTTGTATTTGTTTGTATAATATTTGTAATAGGTAAAGGAGCTACTATATTTAATGAAATAATTTCTGGTTTATCTTTATCAAATAAATATAACCAACCATCTGGAGTTTTCCAGTAATATTTACCTGGCAATCCTCCATCTTCTATAAAATCGTCATTGTCTTCATTTGAATATCCATGAGTATTCAGTCGTTTATACTCTTCTTTGAGAACAGAATATTTTACTTTATCACCATCAATAATATATGGAGTTTTTTTTATACAATTATTTGTTTGTTTAGGTAAACATTTTTTATTTGTTGTAATAGTAATATGTATATTATCATAATTATCGTAAACTAAAATATTATATGTGTCTAGTTTACGTTTTGTAATATAATAATTGTAAGGTAAACGATTTTCAATTGCGGTTTGTATACCATTATATCTATCACTATTAAGAGAACCTTTTTTAATTTGAACTACTCTATCTAATTTATATTTTTCCAAAAATGGAAATTTTTTTAACACTAATTCATTTAAATTATTTCTATCAAAATTAATAATAATATTTTTAGCAATACACAAAGGAACTCCGCTATCATAATCACCATATTTATCAATAAAATCACTAATGTTTATTTCTTTAATTTCATTAATACAAATATAATCAGGTAATATTTTTGTTTCTTTACACCAGTTGCTTATTTCAGTTTCATTCATATCATCAACAAGAATGAATCTATATCCATTAAGTTTGGGGTCAAACTGTTTATTAATTTTTAGATTTCCTGCTCGATTTGATCTTGTATCTAATTTTTTTATATATTTTTTAAATTGAAACTCACCACTATCTATTATACTTTCTAATAAATCTTTAATGTCTTCCCAACTCTCGCAATCCATTATATATTTTTCTATATTTTTTATAAATTTGACATAAAAATTTTGTATAATATCTTGTAATTCAGGAGTAGTCCATAAAGTAAGTTTCATAGAACCATTTTTAAGTTCTAAATCATTATATTTTCCTTGTAATCTTAATCGTTGTGAAATATCAGTACAATTTAATGATGAATGAGACACAAAATACTGGTCGGTTAAATGTAGTGAATAATTATCATAATCATCACTTGTAAAAGAATAACCCCTTTCTCCATATTTACCTGTTATTGTTATAATTGTTTTATACACAATAGGTACCTCGCTTTTTTCAAATAATATTCTTAATAATTTATAAACAAATTTTATATTTAATATTTTGGTGTTTATATTGAAATAACAATAATTGTTTGGTAGTTCTTCAGATTTTTCGGTATCTACAGATGAACCATAAACTCCACCAGTTTGCCATAATCTTTGACTTGTCGATGATTGTTTTGAGTCCCATTTAGACCAAGATTTAATTTCCATTTCATATTTTTTTGATAAATATAATCTTAAACAATTTCCATGATATATTACAATAAACAAATCAGGAAAATCTTTAATAATTTTATCTACTAAACAAAATTGATTAGCTCTTATTTTTTCTTCACTTATTAACAACGAATTATATTTTATCGTTGGTCTTTCAAGTATTTTTTCTATAATTTTTTTAATATTAATATTATAATCTCGAACAATGTCATAACAAGTTTTTTTTTTGTGATATTCTATATCTTGATAATCCCACCATGATTCAACAAGAGTTGTGTTAAAAATTATAGAATTATTAAATAATCCATAATAATCATCTGATCTTTTCATTTTGTGAACTTTTGATATTTTAATTTGTATATCAGTCTGGTCGCTTAATCTTGTTGTTATATTATATAATAAAGAATGTGCTGTGCCTGTAATGTGTAAAGCATATTTTACTTTTTTATATATTTTAGCAAGTAATATTTCACTAGCAGTAGAATCTTTTTTATCATTATCATTGCTTCTGTCATTTGATGAAGTTGGTGACATTAAATCACTTTCATCAACTAAGGTTGTTATATTAACAAGCTCATCATTGTAATAAATATATTCACTAAACTTCATATTTATTTTTGCTAGTTGAACATTATTCATTAAACAGCAGAATATATCGTTTGAGTTCATTGCATCTTTATTGCTTAATTTATTAATAATATCATTACTATTAATGTCTTTCAGTTCCGGAAGTTTATACTCTTCATAAATCGATAAACCCAAATCTTCAAAACATTCTTGAAGTTCTACATTAAATGTATCAAAAAAACTTTTAATAAATTGAACATTAAAATTATATTTTTCAGTGCCAGTTATGTCATCTTGTAATTGTTTTTGGTCTATTGATAAATTTCTAAAAATATATAAAACAGGTCTTTTTAAAATGTAAACTGAAATCCACATTATTATACAAGCATGAACTCTTTTTCCAAGTTGAATATCTCCCCATAATAATTCTACTATTGATTTTTCATTTTCATCTGAACCAAGTGCATTTAATAAATCTTCTTCGAATGAAGCTGAATTAATATCTTTTGGAATATTTGTTAATTTTATTGGTCTATTTCCAAAATTATGTCTTTCTAAACTTTCACCATTAATATATTTACACTTATTTATCATATTATTGATAATTTTTTTAAGAGGAACTTTTAATACATCATTTCTCATTTTGAGAAATATTGCTATTTTTTCTTGCAAATTTAATTGATGAGACATATTATGACATATAGGCATATATTTAAATCAAAAAATATATATAATGAAAAATAAATGCCTTGAAAATAAATGCCTTGTTGGTTTCAACCTAATATCATTTTTTATTTTCAGTATAATCCCAACTTAAAAAGAAAGAGAGAAAATAGTATATTATAATATATATTCATGAATTGTCAATTTTGTAACAGTGAAAATTACGATGACAAATGTTGTATAAAAATGTGTTGGTGTGGTAATTGTAATCATTGCCATTTCGGTGGTATTTGTCCTGATGGAGAACATTGGTTTTCAGAGAAAAATGAAACATTATCTACAGTCGATGATCGCGCAAAAAGGCATATGAATCAATCACATGGAGGTCATGGTTGGGTTCCAGGATGTCATAATTGGGTTCCAGAGTGTCATTGTGGAACAAGAAGGAAATGAATATTAATATAAAAATATAATATTCAAGCATAATAATGAATAATTTCCATCTTTTCAGTGTAAGACAATTAGAAAAATATCTTGTTCTGCGACTGATACAGAAGGCAAATGAAATGAAATATAACCGTCTTATTTACAATTTACAAGGCAAAATACTTATTAATTACTTCTGTGAACCTTCCACTCGCACTTCGTGCTCTTTTCAGGCAGCAATGTATAAATTAGGTGGACAAGTAATAACAGTCAATGATCAAACTTCTAGTACGCAGAAGGGCGAGAGTCTAGAAGATACGATTAAGACATTGGGATACTATGGAGACATTATTGTAATGCGACATTCAGAGAAAGGATCCGTCGAAAGAGCAACACTTGTATCTTCTGTATCCATTATTAATGCAGGAGATGGTTCAGGAGAACACCCAACACAGGCATTGCTCGATATATATACGATATATTCTGAACTGACAAAAAGAGGTATCCATATTAACAGCAATCGAAGATTTCCATCATTGATTATTACTTTTGTCGGCGACTTAAAGAACAGTCGCGCAGTTCATTCTCTCGTTTATCTATTATGTTATTTTCCGTGTATTCGATTCAATTATGTTTGTCCTGAAGGATTAGAAATGCCAGAAGATATATATTCTGTTGTAGAAGGAAAAGGTATACAACAAGAATACAAGTCTACATTAGAAGAAACATTGTCAACTACAGATATCTTCTATGTTACGAGGATACAAAAAAAGAGATTCGAGACAGAAGCAGAATATTCGCTTGTTAAACAATACAATATTACTATTACTATGAAAGAAGTATCTGTGATGAAAGATACTGCTATCATTATGCATCCATTGCCTCGATTAATAGAAATATCAACAGATATCGATAAGGATCCGAGAGCTGTCTATTTCAATCAAGTAGAAAATGGGGTTTATATGAGGATGGCTATTCTTCATGAAATATTGAATAGTTCTGTGCTGTAATTTTACTTTTGAAAATCAACTTTTCAAAAGTACATCAAAAAGGGGTCTGTGGGGAAGCCCGCATTTAAAGAATAGTTTTAATTTGTTCAAGTTGTTCAAGAGTGAGAGTAGTTGGAAAATCGATCTTGAAATGAATAATTAAATTGCCTCGCGCATTTTCTCTCATTAATCCCATATTTGCAATTACCTTTTGATATTCTGGTTGAATGATATTGCCAGAATAATTATTAATAGTATATATTTTGTCATTGATATATTTCAATTCAAAAGAGAATCCACATAATGCATCTTTCAGAGAAATATGCCTTTCGATATATAAATCTAGTCCTCTTCTCTCAAAAGATGATGTGTTCACGACTTTAATGAAAATTTTAATATCTCCTTTACAATCATCATCAATCGTATTTCCTTGATCTTTTAACAATATGAGTTCTCCATCATCAATACCTTTGGGAATATCAACATAAATTGTCTGCTTTTCATGTACTTTCATATCATTTTCAATGAGCCAACGTTCGACTTCGACTGGCAATTGAGCGCCATTGAGAACCTGTTCAATACTGATTTGAAGGTGTTGAATGATAGGAGCTGGTTTTTGTTGTCGTTGTTGTTGCTGAATATGAACTGGCATTCCGTTTTTAAAAACACGAATATGAGATCCTTGAAAAGGTGGGTTAAATCCATTTCCGTTATGACCAGGCATCTGCTGCATATGTGCCATTCTAATTCCTCCGCCCATATTCCCTAAACCTCCAGGCATTCCATGCATTCCGGGCATTCCGGGCATTCCGGGCATTCCACCGAAGAATAAACTCGATAATAAATCATTGATATCACCCATATCTTCCATTCCTCCTCCACTAAATCCACCACCACCAAACATATTTTTATTATTGCGCATAAAATCATATTCTCTCCTTTTCTCTGAATCTCCTAATACTTCAAAAGCAGAACTAATTCCTTGAAACATAGTTACTGCTGTTGGATCATTTTGATTCTTATCGGGATGATATTTCAAAGATAATGAACGATATGCCTTTTTAATTTCTTCGGGAGTTGCGTTCTCTGATATACCTAATGTTGTATAATGAGTTTGTTCTTTTGTTTCAGTAGAAGAAGAATACATAATTAATATTAATTATATAATTAAAATAAATTATAAACCTAATTAATCCAATATAAATATTAATGTCAAAGAGAGATATTTTAGAAAAATTGTTCATTGATAAATACAAACCGATTTATTTAGACGACTATATACTGGAAAAAGACTTTGTAGAAACATTAAAAATATTAATACAAATCAACAAGTTAAATATATTATTTGTTGGAAATATTGGTAGTGGTAAAACATCTATTTTACATACAATTGTCAAAGAATATTATAAAGATTATACCTTCAATGAATACACACATAATGTTCTCCATATTAATAATTTGAAAGAACAAGGCATAAGTTATTATCGAAATGATGTGAAGATCTTTTGTCAAACGAGATCTTCTATACCAAAGAAAAAGAAGATAGTATTATTAGATGATATCGATATTATAAATGAACAGAGTCAACAGATATTTAGAAACTTTATAGATAAATATAGCGATAATGTTCATTTTATTTCATCATGTAGCAGTATACAGAAAGTGATAGAAAGTATACAGTCTAGATTTTCAATCATCCGTATTCAATCAATACAAAAAGTTGAACTACGAAAAATTATGACTGATATTGCGACGAAAGAAAATATTGTCATTGACGCGGATGCAAGCGAGTTTATATTAGATGTATGTAATAATACATCAAAGGTGCTAATCAACTATATGGAAAATTTCAAATTATTAAATAGACCAATTACATTGGGTGTAGCGAATCAAGTATGTACAAATATAAGTTTTATCATATTTAATAAATATACGGATTGCGTTAAAAATAATAATTTGGTCGATGCAATCAATATACTATTATCTATATATGACAATGGATATTCTGTAATGGATATTCTTGACAACTATTTTTTATTTGTTAAATCGTCTACAATGCTCACAGAAGATCAAAAATATAAAATAATTTCGATTATTTGTAAGTATATCAATATTTTCTATAATATTCATGAAGATGAAGTAGAATTGTCATTATTTACAAATAACATATTAGATATAATGTAGGTAGTATTTCCACTTTTTTTAAGTGAAAAATTAAATAATATTATTATATATGTCAGTTCAAATATTTAAAAATAAAATTCCTAATAATCTTTTGTTTGATTTATTGGATAAAATTTGCGTTAAAATAAAAAATTATTATATAATAAATACTATATCTTTTAAAAAAGGCACATATAATACGAGTATTGTCGATTTTTTGGAAAGTTGTAGAAAATATTACCACATATCCAAACGCAAATATTTGGATAAACAATTAACTTATAATTCGTTCATCACAATTATTCGACAAATATGTAAACATAATAATATTCAATATAAAAATGAAAACAAATATGATAAATCAAACTATGTTATATATTATTATATATATATACCAACTGAAATTACACAACCGAATCGTGATGAAAATATTATAGAAAATGAAGAATCAATTCCACCTATATAATTAATTATTACTATTGTTGAAATTGTAAAAAGCGTAAATTAATAGAATAAATATAATTATTCCCATTAATAAATGAAGTATTCAGAGAAATATTTCAACCAGAATTATTCGATTAAACATAAAAAATTATTAATTAATATCAAATATTATAATCATTTGATATTAATATTATATAATGTATTCATTTACCAAAAATCAAATATTATACGATGAAGCTATTATATTTAATGTGTTTGAATTATTATATAATTTAGTTACATTTCAAACAATAAAAGAAAATATTCGAAATAAACATATTCGCATTTCTACAAGAGTAAGTGTTGTGCTTATTCCAACAAGAACAGAGTTGGAATCGTGTGATTTATGGTGGTCGAGTAATATATATTACAATAATCAATCCTATATTAATATGTTACAAAGAAAAATGATCAATGACTTCCCATCTATAACGAAGAAAGACTTGAAAGCAAAAATAATGATTGAGCTCAGTAAAGAATAATGAATTTATACCAATGAAAAATTATATATCCATATCTAGCAAATTAATATTACTGTTAGATGAATATAATCTTTTTTCATTGTCATGATTTTCTTTTAACAGAAGATTGTGGTGAGTTAATTGTTCAATTGTATGATTTCGACCGATAATATCTCTCTCTAATCGAGCAATAATGATTTTTTGATTTGTTATATTCATTTTCATTTCTTCGCATTCTTTATAATAGTTTTGTTTGTTGGTATTCAGAGAAGTTAACCAATTACGATGACATAGTGTTTTTATATGTGCGGAAAAAGAATTATAATTATTGAATATCTTATCTTTTCTGGATCCACATGAACAGCGTATACCGTGTTGTATTTTACTGAAAGAAGGGATTGAATCGATATAATTGCCGTCATCATCAACACTTGCGATATAATATTCGGGTTCAATTGTTAAATCCATACTATGGTGTTTGATTCGGTTGATTTCTTTATATTACTTATATATTGCTTTATTTGGGTGGGTTAAAAGAAGCCATTTATGGGCTTTCTACTGAGTTAGTTTGGTCCAGGAACTGCGGCTGGGTATGACATTTTTGGAACATAATTTCCTATATCAACTGGTTTCAATCCCCACACTGGGGCACCTGACGGAACCTTCCAGAAGCTGACAAATTCTCCGGTTCTTTGTTTCATCGGTTCTATTACACCAACTGGTGCATTAGGCGTATTTGCCAGCAGTATATATTTTGAAATAATCATATTTCCTTCTAGAACCTGCTTTGTTGACATGCGCACAAACCAATTATAATGATTTCTGCTTTTCAATTCTTTTTCTGGTATATAAATGCCATACATTTTCGTATTAAAATTAATATAGTCATCTGTCAGCAAATTATCGACTAATACTTGCTGATTTTCTATGGTTTTTGTTCCTATCAATTCGCCATCTATTAATTCCATTTCATGTCTTTCTATGCGAGAATTACACCATCTATTAAAAGAACCCAATAATTTCGTTTCATCAGTGTAATCTCTCGATATCTCTCTTTGCATAAACTCAATCAACTCACCTATTACTTGTGTTTCTTTGTGAGATCCCATAATTTCTATACTTGGATAAAAATCGAAATGAGATGAAGTTATATTACGATTGACAAATTCACCTATAAATGGCACACTTGTCCCTTGATACAAAGTTATTAAATTTCGCATACAAATAAATGATGGCGGAACACGAATGCCACCATACTTGTATAAAAGCTTCATCATTCCCAAATCTATCATATACTGTTTGATAGGAGATGAAATGCGTGACATATCTACGTACCAATGAGGCAATAATTTTGCAAATGATTTGTCATCTATTAAGCAAATGTGAAAAGAATCATCACATCTTTCAATAATCGTCTTTACAGTCAAATATAAATAAGGTTGATTCAATTGATAGGACGACCTCGATCCAAATGAATCCCACTTTCTTGAGTTATATTCATAATCAATAAAAATCCATAATATAGGTTTCTCCATTTTTTCTAATCGCGTATCATCTGGTTCTGACAATAAATACTTCTGTATAACATTATAATTATATGAAATGTTCTCTCTATCTATCTTGTGTTGATACCTTTGATACAAATATAAAATAACTAGAACAATAAATACCAATAAGAAATATGTAATCATGTTCATTTTGCCATTTAAATTCATATATATATCTGCGATTATAATGTTTATTAAGTTCGTTAATAAACATTCGGTTCGATGGTTAGTGTAATAATTGTACATTTTTCCAAAACTCGGAACTCTTTTGTTTGACCTGTTCATTTTGTTTTGCTAAATTATACGCCACTTTTATAGATACATCATCTTCTTTTTTATGTTTTTCACTCAAGTATAACTGCGCCTGCTGCTCATTTAATGGTTGCATATCTTGTGTATTTCTAAAATGAATAATTTCATTTACGGTATTAAATTTATGTACATTATCATAATCCTCCATCGTAATTGGAATAATTGTTTCTGTGTGTGCCTTGTGTAAATCCTGATATGCCAGTCCAGAAAAGAGTCCCGAATCATAATCTGTTGGAGCATTCGGTGATAAATCTGATGCAGACATATTCGAACCAATACTCCATATATCTTGGACTTCTCTCTTTGTTACTAATGACTGTTCTCTTAGAATTTTTTTCCTTTCATCGATATACTGATTCATCTTATTCAAATCCGTAATCGTCTCTGGGGCTGCCATATTATCGTCATTTCTTAACCAATCATCATATCCTTTTGTATCTTTTTCATTATATATATGCGTATTATCAAACTGCTTATTAAACCATGTATTAAATGAACCTTTGTTCTGATGAAGAGACTTGTTTTCATTGAACCAATTATCGAGAATTCCGTTTTTTTCTTCGTCATAATTAGATGATGTATATTCTGTGTTCTTAGTATTTCCTTTTTGTTTGAACTCCCATATCATATACACCATATTATACGCTTCTCCATAAAAACGAAAAAATCTCG